GGGGGGGAAATTATGGCACAATCTCCACAGACAACGGCTACAATATATTCATTAAAATCATGTGACCCAACATATAAAAATGTAATGTATTTTACGGACGGTATATCTGTAAGTAATAGGCTTGCCTCAATGTCAGTAAAAACACCGTTATCATATACTAATTTGCAGTATATCAGAGACGATGGATATGTAGAACTGCCAGTAATATATGATACGGCACACGATTACAACTATATCATGTATAACAATGGCGAAGGCGAAGGGTCTATATTTGCATTTATAACGAACGTGGAATTTTTGAATTTTGAATGTACACGTTTTTATATTAAAAAAGATGTTTGGATGAATTATTATAAGACAGCCAACAGAATCTGTTTAGTAGAAAGAACACATTCAAAAACAGTACCATATATATCTGATATTAGTATAACACCGTCTAAACGTTCTACTTACTATTATTTAGACAATAATACAGCGTATAAATTCGCAATAATGTTTGTTTTTAATGAATCTACAAATTTAGATACATCATTATGTATGGCAAGAACAATAACGTTTATATATGACGTTACATCATCAGGCAATATTCAAGGGTGGGGAAAAACAACAGATTTTAAAGACCTTAAATTGCTGACAGGAAAAGCAAATGTATGCGCAATATATTTGTACTATGTTCCTACTGAAATGACTAAAATATATGAAGAAACAGAATTTACAGTAAAAATAAATGTGTCTCCAGTTATCGATCTTCCGTTAAAAGGATATAGGTTAAAACGTCCCACACCATTAGTTAGACCGTATTCAACATTAGATTACTTTGGTCGCTCTTTTACAAACACACATGGCGTTGACGTACCATTTAATAGATATCCATATACACAGCGGATATTAACATGTTCCTCTGGTGAATATGAACTTGATACACAATATTATAATGGAAATATTAATATAACAACATATCCGTTTGAGGGCGTAAACGGTGTAACATTTAGGCATGATATATATGGTAATGGCGTATTCACAACAATATTTGAAACATCAGCAAAAATGCCTTTAGTCACAGATTCGTTTTCCGAATTTATCGAATATAACTCTAATTACACTGCAAGACAAACATTATCAGCATTAACACAGTTAGCGACAACAGCAGGTGGAGTTTATTTAACTGGAACAGCCACAGCAAATTCCTTTTCAAAAGGCGCAATGTCATATGAACAGCAACGTAATATTTTGGGCAATAAAATGATGAGTGGCGGAGCCGGTATATTAGGAACACTAAGTGACACAATTTTTACTCTTGATGACGCAAAAAAGCGCCCTGATAAAGTTGACGTTATAGGTGACGCTGAAAAAAATATGACGTTTATGTTGCCGAATATGTTTGCGATACAAAACATTACATTGAACGATGACGACATTAACTATTGTAAAAGCATATGGAACACAACAGGATATAGATTTAAAAAGATTATGACATTAAATTATAATGTTGGTAAATATTATACTTATGTCAAGGCATTACAATATAAGTCAAATATTCGTAACAGTGGTGACGCACAAGTATTTGAATCTATATTAATGAACGGTACAACAATATGGAACATGACGAATGCAAGCGACTATAAAGAATATGGCAATTATGTATCATACGAGGAGAACATAACATCATGATAGAACAAATCTTTCTTGTATGCGGTTTATTCGCAATCGTGTTAGTCACGATATCCTATATCATAGGAAATATAATAGAAATCATATTCATGAGGATAAAATATGGAATTGATAAGAAACATAACAACAATATCAGTACTAATATCAAGCCTTCTATTTCAATTTCTTATAACGGCGACAATATTGTCGATGATAAAAGAATCGAAACAGAGAAACGCAGAAAAGGACTTGTCAGACTGATAAGAAAAATCTTCTTTAGGAGGAAAAAATGATACCGTTTTATACACAGTACGGCAACAAAATTGCCAACACAAAAGCACAGAAAAAGAACTTTATAGAAAACAATTTAATGTACCGTAGATTTACTCTTGTTGCGCTTAATAACTTTGAATGGATAAATCTCCCCGATGAGATAAAACCGCGTTATATTGAACGTTCTCTTTTCTATACAGGTTCGGCTGTTTTTGGATATGATGATAACATCGGTTACTTTGTTCTTCCGGCAGCACTTCAAGGTAACCTTGACGTATATTTTGAACCGACTAATTGGTCGGTAATAGGAAACGGATTAACCAAACAGTACAATAATACAAACAGCGTTCTTATGAGAAACAATATGTTTTGTATACCGTCTGAATATGACGTAAGGTGGTATGCACAGAAAATTTCTGACGTTTACAGAACTGTTGATACCAATGTTTGCGCACATAAAATGCCTTGGATAATGAAGGCACGGTCGAATAGAACTGTCCTGTCTCTCAAGAATCTTTGGAAACAGATTAACGAAAATGAACCTGCTGTATTTATGGACGATGATATGAGAAATGACGGTGTTGAAGTGTTCACGACAAATACGCCATATGTTATTGACAAACTATATGATTATGCACGCAAACTAACGTCAGATTTCTATGAACTTTACGGTTACCCTACAACACAGACAGAGAAAAACGAACGTCTTACAATGACAGAATCAGAGGTTAAAGTAGAATTTTCTGATTCCGGTTATGTTGGAACAATGTTTGAGTATCGCAAACGTGCTTGTGAGGAAATAAACAAAATGTTTGGTCTTAACATAGACGTAAAGATTCAGAGATATCGTCAGAAATCAGAGGAATTTTATGAACTCGAAAGAATGAAACTGCAACAGCAGGGAATAAACACGTCAGCGATGGAAGGCGGAGAATAAGATGATAACACGGGTAACTGATGATAACGAAAACAGCATAGCATTATACACAGAAACTCTTTATGATTTTGTCTATAATTTTTATGCTGACGATTACACAAAACTCTTTCCGGAATATACTCTTTATGAACAGACACATAAGACAGAACTTGAAAAGAAGGTTTACAACCACTTCTATTTCTATGAAATCGGCTTTGAAACAGAAGAACGTTTCGCAAAAGAATTTAAAACATTATGGGAAGAAATCATTCCTATGGCGAACAACTATTTCAAGGCTATGGCAACACCGGAACTCATAAGTTTTGTTAATGATACGAGAAAAAGAGAATATACTCTTGATAGAGATACAACGTCAAAAGCAGGTAAATTAAATGGCACAAATTCAAACAAAATTCAATTTAAAGACACACCTTATTCAAGTTATCCAACTGATACGAAGTATAACACCACTGTTACTGATAATAGTGGCACTACTACGTCTGAGCAGACTACTCCGTCAACAGGTACACAAGATGATACTTTTAAAGAATCAGTCACAGGTCTTAACGGTCTTACACCCGCGGAAGCAATAAAGAAATATATGGATATTGTAACGGATGTTGACCTTTGGATAATCAAACAAATGAGACAGGTATTTATGGAGGTATATTAATGAAAACAGCATTAGAAAAAATCCTTGAATACAAGGTAAAAGACGGAAGAATAACGTCACAGTCTGATAAAGAACAGTGGACTTGTTTGCAGAAAATAATTGCTATAAATAAGCTGATTGTTGATTACCATAACGCGTTTGTCGAACTCAGAGAATCGTATCAGGATTTGCTTGATAGATATAATGTCATAAACGCCGAATGGGACGTTCTTAAGACAGACATGGAAGCTATTGCAACCGAATGGACACAATTTAAACCTCTTGTTAATCAGATAATTAATTTGTGGGAAAACACAATAACTCCAACGTTTGAAGAATGGACAACTCTGATGAACAATTGGGGCAATACCATGAACGGATATGCGTCAACAATGGCAGACTATCAGCAGACTATGATGGAGATATCGCAGAGTTTTCAGAATATAGAAAATGAATGGTCTGCAATAACTCTTGCCGTCAGAGGAAATTATGAAATTGAGAATGTAACAATTTCAGGTTCGACTAATAAGGATTATAACTTTGAAGAATATAATGACTTTATAATTGTTACGGCAAATGGTTCTATCAGTTGTCTAATAAGAGTTGGTAGCACGAATATTTCAACATCTGAAAGTACGACTTTTAACGAATATAAGGGTTGGGGATTTCATTACAAAGGTAATGCAGGAAATAATAATTCTGTATATGAATATTATACTCCGTCAAAGGTCGGTTCATTTTGGACAGACCCGACAGATACCTCTATAAGATTCGTATTAAATAGTACATCGTCGGGCGAAGCTATGATATTTAAACGTCATATTCCATACTTTTCAGCCGACCAATCATCTGAAGTACAGGAAGCTGTAACAAAAGCTAATGAAGCACTGGCAAAAGCAACAACTGTCGATGAAACTGTATTGGGTTTGTCCGGCGCTGTATCTGAGTTACAGAATCGTGCTTTCGGATTGGTACTTCATGATTTTAATATGACACCAATACCTACAAATCAAACTCTAACAAATACAAGTAATTCACGTCAAGCATGGTCACATATTGTCGTAATATGGAATGCAGACGCTTCAAGTAATCCCACTTTTACGTCTCTATATATTCCTGTATTAGCTATACCAGAAACAGGAACAAGACAGTTTGCTTCCTCTGACGATAAATATAGTGTTGCAGAGATAGGATGGAATAATTCCGGACTTACAATAAAAAATATACCCACCTCGTCACAGAATGCAATTAGATTTGTAGGTCTATTCTAATGGATAATAGCTGTTACTACAATAACAGCGAACTCTTAAGTCACAATGCACTGTTCAATTGGCTGAATGGTATGCGTTCACACGGTAAAACATTTAGCTTTAAAGAATGGTGCATTCGTGACTTCCTCAAAAGAGGAAATGAGTTCGTATGGTTAAGACGATATAAAGAAGAAACAAAGAATGTTGTAACTTCTTTTGACACAGATATAATTAAAGAAAATAAATTCCCTGACGTAAAGTTTTCGACAGACGGAAAAACATTCTTTATCAACAAAAAGAGAGCAGGATATTTTCTTACGCTGTCAATGTCACAGTATTATAAGAGTATGGCATTTCCTAACGTAAACAAAATAATCTTTGACGAATACCTTATTACAGACAGCAAAATATCATATCTACCTAATGAAGCATATACTTTTCTTGAACTCTATTCTACGATATCAAGAACACGCGATTGCCGTGCATTCTTTATCGCTAATAACGCGTCTGTTCGTAATCCTTATTTTACATATTTTAATTTCTATCCACAGAAAGGTAAACGATTCACAAAGAAGGGTGATATGTTGATAGAAATGGACAGTGCAACTGACTTTAAGAATAAGGTGTATGAAACGCGTTTTGGTAAAATGATTGAAGGTACAACGTATGGAAATTATGCTGTTGAAAACGAATTTCTTCTTGACAATGATGAGTATGTAGAAAAGAAGCCTAATACAGCAATTTATCAGCTTACGCTTGCATATAATGGCAAGTATTATGGTCTGTATTATGACCTTGTTCGTCAGCTTATGTATTGCACAGAACGAAACACACTTAACGGAGGACTTGCCATTGCTGTTAATAAATCTGATATGACAGATAACGCTGTTCTGTCAAGGTCACAGGCAATACGAGCAACCATAAATACTCTAAAAGAATTGTTCTCTTTGGGACGTTGTAGATATGAAAATATTAAAGTAAAAGCTGCATTCAATGACATAATGAAAGAACTTTGTATAAAATAAGAAAAGCCCTACTCACTTTAAGAGTAGGGCAATTTTGTTTTGAAGAGATTCAAGGTATATAAGCCCGTTAGTCAGACGTTGCATTCCGGCACCGTTCCCGGCGCGACTTCCGGAAATGCGGTTTATATTGCAACCTTTGTCCCTTCATATATATTATACCACAGCTGTTCGGATTTGTCAATAGTTATTTAATCGTGAAAGTTGTTTCTTCAAGTACAACACCGCCGGGTATGACCTTTGGCAACAGTTTACCATAGTATTCAGCACCCATGCGGAAGTTTTCAAACGTTACTTTACCTTGTTTTATCAAGTTTTTCGGCAATCCGCAACACTTTACCTCATTTTGATAAAACACAGCTTTTATATTCATTTCTTTTCCTTTATAATTCATTTTATACTTCTTTGTTTCTCTTGTTATTTCGCTATATGTTTTTGGTTTTATAAATATTGCATTCTTGAAAACTGACTCTCTTTTATAATATCCTAACTCACTTTTGTGTATCGGTATATCCGGATTTTCTCTGCCTAAAACATGAAGTGAATCTGTATCACAATAAAGAAATCTGTCTCCACAGGCTTGTGCATTTCTTATAATATTATCATGCGCATATGCTGTTACAAATGTTGCTACAGGTATATAAATAGGGTCACATTCTTTAGGTTCTGTTCGGTGAAATTTTACAGTATTTGTTTCTTTATCAAGGTATGGTATTTTACTTATCTTCTCTATTGTAGAACCGAATTTACCGTACAATCCGTTGAGAAACAATTTTGCTATTGAACGCTCTCCCCCCGTTGTATTTTTCTTTATTTCCATGTACTTATTGATATAAGGACGAAATAAATCGTTTCTACTATCGAACCAATAACCGTCACATTCAGTTAATCCGTCAACATTGTAGAAATCAAGAAAAAGTTTATAATCAACAGAAGTAAAGTATGTCTCTATATCCTCGCCTTCTGTTAAATATTCTGTTCCTGCAAATCTAAATGAATGTTTCATTTGTATTGTTGGCAAATGATTCTTTTTTACTTTAAAATGTTCAATATGAACACGAATGATAAATAGCTTGTCCCATGGCGGTGAACCGACAAAATATTTTCCCTTACCTATTGGCATGGGCTTATAGTATAATGCCCATGGGTACATACTGTTAACGTCAAATACACTACCCATTCCAACAATTTTGTTTTGGTGCTTTGGATTAACATATGTATATCCACCTCTATAAGACTTTCGGCAGAAATGGTCTACTTCTTTAGGAAGTTTAGGAAAACAATATTTCCATTCCTTCTTGTTTAATGTTAACTTGAACTGTTGCAATGCGTTACTTGCAATGGTCATTTTGGTATAACCTTGCGAACGGAACAACTTTATTGCTTGTGCAATAATCAATACGTCGTTCTTTACATATGCCAATTCTGTTTCGTCAGCTACATATCCTTCCGGTCGATATTTTGTATAATCTATTTCACCTTTTAGTGTATCTAACTTAAAGGTTTTAGCTATTTCTTCCGCAGAAAAATTAAATATTTTTAAGGAATCCCATAACGAAATTGTTCCTGTCTCTCCTGTGAAAGATATCGAATAAAATTGCCCTTGTTCTCCGACAAGACATTTAAATTGATTATATGCAGGTATTCGCTTTTCGGTATATTCATATCCATGTCGCAACAGATAATCAATTATGTACATACCGTCAAATTTAAGATTATGGAAAAAACAAGTTTTTGGAGATAATTTATAAATTACATTGAAAAAATCGTCAATCGAATTACCGTGATAATACTCTGTATAATCGTCTACATTTACTATCGCATATAGCCATACACAAGCATATTCTTCACGGACTGTTGTTTCAAAATCAGCGACATATATATCACTCATTCATCGGCATAATCTTTCTCTGTATCACTCTCCGTTACTTTATCTAATATTTCCATAAACGCCTCATAATACGCTGTTTCGTCTTTAACGATATATGTCTGTTGAATTATTTGTCCACCATTTCTAATAAAGTCCATTTTCTGTTTATTTGTTAGTCCTTCGAACTTATCAATATACCACTGTGCAGTGCTTTCGTGTGTTTCTTTCAATGCTTGTTTGTAGTTTTCAATATATTGTTTTGTTCGTATGTCAAGATAATCGTCCATACCCATTCGCATTCGCGTTTCAAGTATATTTTCTTTAGATAAACCCTCTGAGACCCAGTCTCCAATTATGATAGATTTATCTTGCAGGGCAATAACGGGAGATAATTGGTCGTCCAAAAATCTACCATACATTTCTTTTCCCTCTTTAGTTAATCCGCCTTTATCGCCAAATACTCTCCGTTTCCAAGCATTAGTTTGTTCGTTGACGTGCTTTTCCCATGCAGGATTAACATAGTCTTTAACATACTTATCGTATGTTTTCTGACGATTTCTGTTATATCGCTCTGTCGCTCTTATAAACGTCAATGATTCTGAAGCGGTAAACCCAACTTTTTCAGCCTGTGCAAGAAATTCGCGCTGTGTTGAAACACTGTATTTTGATAATTTTTTCATTAGATTTTCGTTCGTTTTTAGTGTATTAGCACCCTCTTTCTTGTAACCTTTTGTATATAGTTTATCGATACTTTCATTTAATGTTTTTCTTGTTTTGTACTTTGCCATATATTTTCTCCCATGTCTCAAGGTATTTATAAAATTCTTCAAACGGTAATGTAATATAACAATAACTTTCGTCAAATGTAAATGTCCCTTTTAAAAGCCTTACTAACTTTATAAGAGGATTATTATACATTCGTGAAGTTGTCTCTTTTCTCCCTGTTCCTACGCGTCCGAAATCTAATTTTATGCTACGTTCTTTCATTGGTTCTCCTTTCTAAAAGAAAAGAGGGAATGCAATACACATTCCCTCAGTTAGTTATTTGTTAGTCGTTTACAACATTAATCTTTGTAAACTGCTGTCCATTCTTGTTCTTTGCAAGTATGTACTGTACTTTAACACCGTTCTGTTCAAATTCAGCTTTAGCCTCATTGTCTTTGTCAATAAGTTCAAGCAGTTTTGTTTCCATGCTACCGCTAAAGTGGAAGTGGTTCGGGAACTCTTTAAGTACCACAATTGCACTTTCGTTGTCGAACTTATTTGACTTTACAAATTCGTATGCAACGATTGTAAATGCAAAACCATAAAGTTCACTGACGTTCATTTTCTCTCTGTTATCTGAAAGAGAATTACGGGTGTTAAGTGCCTTGTTAATTTCGTTAAGTTTCATATTCGTTATATATCTCCTATTCTTTTATCTATGACATAGTTCAACTGAAGATAAATTCTATCTTCTGCTTTTATTGTGTACTTTTCGCGTACATAGTCGGCTAACACTTCCGAAATGTAATCAAAAGTGAATTGGTCGTGCTTAAAAGCGTCAACACAAAAAACATATACATTATGAAAATTTTCGTCTCTGTGAACGGCTTCTGAAATCACTTGAAATGTTGCGTCTGTAAGTTTTCCGTCAATCTTTACCATATTATTTTTCCTTTCTGTTATAGCCTGATTTTTGTTTCCATAGACATTTATCAATTCTTTCAAACAAGTCAGTAGCTTTACGTTCACGGTCTTTCGTTACTGTATCTACTTCCAAATGACCAGATAAATTTGATATATTCATTAACTCGTCTAATAATAGATACTGTAATAATATACCTTCTTCTTTACTCAAATACAATCTCATATTATTTCCTCTTTCATTGCTTTAATTAATACAATTATAAATACTATTCCGATTATCGCACCCGCGATACACATTAGTCTGTACATATGTTCTCCTGTGTGGGTAGGGTAGGGGGGGG